CGGCGCCATCGCCGCCGCCATGCGCGCCGCGTCCTGCGCCACTTGCGCCAGGTCGGCACGCACCAGCTCTGGCAATCCGTCCAGGGTTCGAAACAGGCTATCCACCTCGTTCACGCAATCCCTTTCCCTTCCCAGACCGTCAGCACCTGTTCGCGGTTGCGTTCATCACGGTTATAGAGCGCCGTAATATTGAGAATGCGACCGCGATAGAGCAACCGCATGGTCGCATCCAGGTCCGTGCGATGACGTAAGCGGATCTGCCACCAGACACGCGACTCCATCTGTTCCGCCTGCGCAATCTCGAGATTCGATTTCTGCTCGAACTTCGCCCAGGCATAGGTCACATGCTGCCAGTCGAGCGCCACGGCATCCCCGGTTGCGCCCGCTACCGCCACCGGCCGCTGCACTTCGACATAACACCGTAATTCGCCTGCACGCATAATCAGGAAAACTCAAACCAGCGATCCGACAGCAGACCATCGAGAAAGGGAACCGTCTCGAGCTTCGCTTCGCTCACTTCCTCGCGATTCTCATAGAGCGCACCGATGCGCAACAGCAGCCAGTTCTGCACATCGGCCGGCACATCCTCGGCCAGCGTGCCGTAACCCGCCCGGTAACGCACCCGTAGCAGGTCTTCCGTCACTGCTTCGAAATCCAGATCGCCGCACCCGCAGTTGCAGCCGCCGCAGCACGAGCCGAAAATGCCGGCATTAAAAATCAGCCGGCCCGGCGTGGTGTAAATTCCATCGCTCGTCTGCTCAATCCGGTAATCCGTGCCGGCCTGAAGCGTTTGATTGCCATAGGTCACCCGCTCCACTCCGAGCAAATTCGTCCAGGGCAACTCGAGCAGGCAGCAGCCGCAGCGCGTACCGAGTTCCTGCGGATAGCAGGCGCATTCATACGTGGTATCGATCAGCGCCAGGCGCAGAAGTTTGGTTGCCGTGCGCACCGCCGACTGCACGAGCGTCTGCATGACATACAACTCTTCCGACGATTCGATAACGCCCAGTTCTTCCAGGCGCAAGTGACGCGCCACCTGCTCCCAAGTCACCGGTAGCGTCGTCGGAGCTGCAATCAACGTCGTTTTCATAGCCTTCTCATGAAAATTCGGGAGAAGCAGGCAAGACCAGGCGCTGCCCGCCGGTCCTGCCCGTTCCCCGCCCGATGCCGGTCTCTGTTTAAAAGAAGCATCGGGAAACCCTTCCTTTTAGCGCCGCTCTTGTTCTTCGTCAGCATCCGGTTTCCGTTCCGGTTCCGGATACGGTTCCGACCGCCGTTGCGGATCAGGCTCCGGCCGCGGCTGCGGTTTTGGTGGTTGCTGTGTACCCATCGGTTTTTACCTCCCTTCCCGGCGCCGCTGCGCCGCTGCTTCTTCCGCCCGTTCATTCGAGCGCCGCGCACTCGTCACCGTCGGATGTTCCCCGGCCGGCGCTGCGCCCTCGATCGGCGGTTGCGGCCGCTGTGTCCCGGCTTCCGCCTGCGCCTGCTGCCGCTGTTGCGCATTCTCGTAATGCGCTTTCGTCACCCCGTTGCCGGGAGGCGTGACCACATCGGCGCCCAGCAGCACATAGGGCGAACGCTGTCCGCCCGACTTCGTCGTAATGGGAGCCTTAAACCAGGGCGTACCGCCCACGCGAATCACAAAGCGGAAACAGGTGATGTCGTAATCGAACCAGAGATGAATCGAAATATCCTGCTTGATGCCGCCCGTTTTCGTGGCCGTCAGATAGGATTTCAGATCGACCAGCGCGATATCACCGGCTGTACCCAGCGCCGGCGCCACATCCGTCACCAGGATCGGCCGCCCCATCAGCGTGCCGTACGGCGCCGCCGATAAACCGCCCGGCGGCAGATAGGCCGGAAAACCTGTAATCGTGTTTCCGACACCGCCCGTCGGAATCGGAAAATAGAGCGACAAGAGCGCTGCCTGGCCCTCCTGGCTGGTGATCCAGACACCCGACCGCGAGGCGGAATAGAACGCCGTCCACATCTGAAAAATATTGGCCACCGTGATCGTCCCCGCAGCTTGCGCAGCATCCCGCGGCACGGTCACTGCCGCCGGCGAAGTATAAATGCCCTGCGGCTCCCCGGTACCGGTTCCGTTCAGAATGGCATCGTTGATTTTGTACTCCATCTTTTCCGGAGCCTTGCGCCGCAGCAGTGCCGCCAGCGCCGGCGCATCCTCCAGCAATTCATCCGAGACTGGCACCAGCACATACAGCTTGTTCAGCGATACCGTCACCTGATCGAGCGCCAGTTTGGAATTTTTCTTGAGCGCGCATTCCTTATCCCAATACGCCTGAATGCCCGCGACCGTATCCCAGGGAGTCGAGCTGTCAATCGGCACGATGACGCGATTACTCGATGTCGTGATGTTATCGGTCAAGGGCAAAAGCGAATCCTCCGCCATCAGCAGACTTTGAATATCCGTTCGAAAATCCGGAGGTACCGCATAGCCGCCATCCGCATTCACGCCTTCCGTCATGACGTTATCGGGAGGCCCCGCCGAATTGAGCAGCCGCGGATCGGTCGGCCGGCCATGAATACCGGCATTGCGTACCGCCTGCGCGAATTCGCCGAAATCGCGAAAGCCGAACGTCCCTGCCGCCCGGTTTTCCACCTGCACGCGATGCCCGCGCACCGGCTGCGGAGCCGGCCGCTGCGCCGCCGGCTGCGCCTGCGTCCCATTGCCGTTCGCATGCCCGTTTGCGGCGCCATTCGGCGCCGGCGAAACCAGATGCTGGTTCACCACCTCGAGCTGCTCGCGCCGCCGGATGTCGGCGAGTACCGCTTCCTGCTCCCGCATCGCGCCGTCGAATTCCTGCGCCTCGCTATCGGTCAGGTCGCGCTGCTCCTGATCCGCCATCGCCAAAATTGCGGTAGCTCTCGCCTGTATATCTGCTGATCGCTGCCGTTGTTCCTGAAGTGTTACTGACATAGAGAGTCACCGCCCTTTACGTTTGATTTTTGGTACTGCTCGAACACCTTCCGCCGCATCGCCGAGGCCTGCGCCCGGCGTGCATCCGCCCGCGGCCGTTTCGCCGCCGAGACCCGCAACCAGGCCGGCATGTTGCGGAATTTCATGCCCGCCGGAAAACCCGCTGCAATCGGCAGCGCTTCCTCGACCTGTTCACCGAAACCCGCCTCCACTGCTTCGGTTGCCGTGAACCAGGTTTCCGCATCCATCCAATCGGCCAGCCGCTTGCGGCCGGCCGCACTATGCCGCTGATAGGCATCGATCAGCGATTCTTTCGTTTCATCCAACACATCCGCCAGCTTGCGCAGCTCCTCCGCTTCGCCGAAGATCACCGCCGCCGGATTATGGATCATGAACGAGGCATTCGCCGCCAGCACGATGCGCCTGGCCGCCATCGCAATCACCGAAGCGATCGACCAGGCCATGCCATCGATATAGGCCGTCACCGGCACCGGCGCGCGCAGCAGGGCGTTATAAATCCCGAGGCCCTGAAAGACATCGCCGCCTGGCGAGTTGATCCGTACCGCTACTTCATCGGCCGCGCGGATGCCGTCTAAGCGCTGCGCCACCGTTTTGGCGGTTTCGCCGGCATCGTCCCACAGCAGGCCGGAGCCGCCGATAGCATCGTACAGGTAAATCGTTTCGGTACGGCTGTTACCGCTAGCCTGCGGCCGTCTCGCCGTCCGGGCGGATAGAATGGTTTCCGTCACGTCCTTCAGCTCCTCTACTAGGGAATGGGGATAAGACACTGGGCGGAGATGGCTGCAACCGTCTCCGCTCCATCTGCACGAGCTGCAAACGCCGCAACGCTTGCGTACCCGCTTTCACATCATCCGTTGCCGGAGCCGCTGCCTGCTCCGGCGTAAACAAATCCGTGCCGCCGCCGCCCGTTCCTTCGCGCGTCGCATCCGGCGTCTGTTCGCCGCGCGCTACCAGCGCCTCCGTCTGCGCTTCGCGATAGGCCAGGTCCGCTTCCGCCTGTTCCAGCTTGACGTGTGCCAGCGCTTCGAATTCATCAAGCGGCACCGTATTCAGTTGCACGGTTCGCAGCTCGCCATTCGACACATTGTCGAGGTCTTCCATCTGCCGCACATCGTTAATCGACAGGAAGCCATAGCGCAGCCCGATCGAATAGGCTTCATAGCGTGTCTTCAGATCGCCCTTCAGGATCGGCGCGAGCGAGTGCCGCGTGAAAAATTTCGAGCTGCGAACGCTGCCTTCGAACAGCTTGTAATCGACTTCCTGCTGCAGCCGGATCGTGGCCGGCAAAAAAGTTTCATTGAAGCAATCGATTTCCAGGCTTTCGATATTCGCGTAACTCGCTTCCTCGAGAATGCCAATCTTATGCTGCGGCACGCGAAACCAGCGGCACACTTCCTGCGCCTGAAACTGCCGGCTCTCGAGAAACTGCGCATCCCGCAGCGGCAATTGCAACTGGTGATAGCTCAAGCCGTTCTCGAGCAGCGGCACTTCACCGGCATGACGCCAGCCCATGTATAAATTGCGCCAGCTTCGTTTCAGCGCATCGGCATGTTCCTTATCCGGCATCTTGCCCGGAAACTCCATCCAGCCGGAAAGAAACGGCGCATTCTGAAAACCGATGGCGCCGAATTGCTCGAGTTCCTTACCGAACGAAATCGTCTGCGCCGCCTGCGAAACCGTGCTCAGACCGAACACGCCATTGGTGCCGATGTTCCGCCAGTGCAGCATGTTTTCCGCTCGAATCGTTCGATCCTCTTCGCCTAAATTGCCGCGCACGAAATAGACAAGATTGCCGCGGCTGTCGCGCTCCACATCCACCTGGCAGGAAGGAATCGGCCAGAGCTGATAGGGATAACCGTCATTGCCCCAGACGATTTCGGCATAGGCATTGCCCCAGCCCAGCATCTGCATGACAATCGCCTCGCGAAAATTCATGGCCGGCATGTCGTCGTTTGGCCGCCGGTTCAGCAGATACCAGGTCCGCAGGTCGGAGCGTTGCCGCGAGGCACCAGAAGGCAGCCGTTCAAAAACTTCCCATTCGAGCATGGCCAGCGTTTCGGCAATGACACGCATGCAAGCAAACACCGCCGAGTAAGTTAACGCCGTTTCCGGCGTCACGGGATAGGAACCCGGCACGCGCCGCGTTGCGATCCATCCGCCGGCCGCCTGGCGCGGATCGAGCCGGAACTGATTCAGGAAACGCACCGCACGCGAAAGCAAGGCCAGTACGGGATTTCGCGCCGCCGGCAGCGTGTTCGTCATAAGACAAACTCCGCTATGCTGGGAAGCATGCAAGCGATGCCCTGGCAAAACGCCCTGGCCGTTTTTATCGGCACATTGCCGATTCTTGGCCTGATCGCTTGGAATCTGATCGATGTTCGCAGCCAGTTGACGGAGATCCGCAAAGAACTGGCAGAGATACGGAAAGAACTGTCAAAGCTAACCGAGCGTGTCGCCACACTGGAAGAGCGTGACCGCTGGACGCATCCGGTAACACATCCGTAATTACTCATTTTCCGAACGCTCCGTATTCATCCCGCCGCCACTCCTGCTCGGATTCGCGGACCGTCAACCCGCCTAATGCCATCAGATCGAGCCGCACGATAGCCGGCCCTTCCGCACTCATACGCAGTTCGAGCGCATGCACCCCGAGTAACTCGAAACCATCCAGAAAAACCCGCGTACCGACCACTGGCCCGCCGCGCGCCGCGAAACCCTTCGGAACGACCACGTCGATATGCGGTCTGCTCATAAGCCGGCCAATTCATCCGAAACCCCAGCGCCGCGCGCTTCCGCAAATCCGCGAAACGGAACCGTGCGAAGCTCCGAGCGCGTCATGTAGGCATGCGGCACATCCTGATAGGCGCGAATCACGCGATCCGCCGCCAGAAACATCGCCACCGGCGCATCGATCTTATTCGCCCGCGTTTGCTTGCGCGGAAAATAATTATCATTCGCATCGCGCCGGCAAACGACATTCGACACCATCCAGGCCACCGCCGGATTCCCTTCATGCGCGATCTGTCCGGAGAGCAGCCAGGCCTCGGTTTCTTTCATGGCCGGCGAAAAAACAGCCGTAGTCTGCTTCGTGTCGGCAACCGGAATTTCAAACGAGCGCCGGTTGAGAATCGATAACAACGGCGGCAATTGCCAGGGGTCGGCCGCCAGCTCGCGCACCTCGTACCGCTTGCCGTCCGCTTCGAGCACATCCGCCAGCG